GTTTCCCAGTCACGATCTCGATGGATAGTCCCAGTTGAAAAGCTCATACGAAACTTTCACAACGTCACCGCGAGTTACGATCAAACCTTCACCATCCACTGAGAATTTGCAAAGTCTTCGTTGATAAGTTTGACGTGCAACGAGTCTGTTTGCTTCGCGCTGCGCTTGGTCTTCAAGCGTGATTCCCCAAAAATCAAATGTTTGTGTATTGATTGGGAGTGTCACGCCGATAGCAATTGCGCGTACTGAATTCTGTGACCAGTTTTTATTTTCATCCATGAAGTTAACAATCACTTCATCGGGCAAATCTTCTGTGATGTAGGCAAGCTCGAAAGAATCTTTTAAAATGTTTTCTGGGGTGAACATGGCAACAGGGAGTTGAACAGGATTTTCAAAAACAACTCCCAGTTTGCCAAGTGCGAAAGTAGGTGTCGCTCTGCCTACTGCGCAAATCTTTTCAAATGTCTTATAGACGTTTTCTGTCTTATCCAAGACCGCTGCAAATTGTATGTTGTTGTCATTACAATAATTCCACCAATCCGTAATGGAATCAAAATCGATTCGTGAATCTTCAATCCCTGCTCCGAAAATCCATTCACCATTATCAGGATGGTCGGCACTGTTTAACCATCCAACAGTCGGGCTGTACGGATAGTTTAAAGTACCGTCGGCACTTGTATTTTTAAAAGCTCCGCGAGCAAAATATAAAAACCAGTCGGCAGGGTTTGAAGTTTCATCCCATGTGAAATTTCCGTTTCCGTCGTTTTTCCAGCATTGTGCAGAAACGACAGAGGAAAGCTTGCTCAAAGTTCCATTGAGTTGCGAATCCGATTCAACAATGATTGCTTTTCTATTTTGTGCGACGTAGTTTTGCTGTTCATCATCCTGATAGAATCGAACGCGCTTCATATAGATTTCTGATACCAAATCTTGTGATTCTTCGTTCGGATCACGCCGCCTAGCGCGAACTTCATACTGGCCCAGCGAAAGGTTGTCGACAAAAACTGTGTCGCGCCAAATATCACCCGATGAACCATGCGTCAACGTGTATGGCGAAGGGTAGCCGTTTCCGAGCGTCATTGAATCAGGAAAGTCTGTCCAAGCTCCAACGACAGGCGCAACTTGCCTATATTGAAAATCAAAAAGTCGTGTGAGAATTGAAACACCGCCATTGACCTTATCCAAGGCGAATTGACGGCCTTCTATATCCAGTTGAATGGCAAAAACATTTTCTGGCCCTTGTCGAATCACATAGTTATTCGGGAAAGCAAAGCCTTGTTGATTATCTAGCCTACCACCATCAACCGTATCCACATTCCCATTCACATTTGTAAAATATTGAACTGGACTACCAACCGTTGTGAAGTTTGGCTCACCTTGCGGAAGCGTCCAGTTTGTAGGTGTTTGCGTTGAAAGTGTTTCCTGATATTCTCTAAAATCATTAGCGTCTGTGGTTCCAATTTGGTTTGAATCGTAAATTAAATCACCGAAACCATAATTCATGATCTGTTTGACAAGTTCAGTTTTTCGCGGGTAATTTTGGGCAATTTCATCATAAATATTATCGTCGCCGTTTGAGATTGTAAGCGACGGGCCGATGAAAGTCGCGCCACTTCCATTGTTATTAAAATCTTCCCACGATACCCATGTGCCATTGAGTGCCGGAATAGCTGGGCAAGTATCGACAAGAATATAGTTTCGGCGATATTTGTCGCCAACAGCGGGAGCCGGGTTATTTTGTGCGCTAGCCTCTGACCCATAATAATTGCTGCCGCCGATATATCTAAACCATTCATCAGTTCCGACAACAGCAGGCGGGGCAAACCCATGCCCTAACATATTGAAATTTTCCCCTGTCACCGGGGCGACCACGGCAAAAGGCACTGTCATGGTTCCACTATTTTCAGTAAAAATTCCGGCTCCATGCCACGCATTCGTATTGTAAATGTAGCTCGGATCGTAGGTTTTAAATTCATTATAAGGCTGCGCTGAAAAGTCGGGATATATATTGTGCTTGCCGAAAATGATTGGCATTGGTTCATAGGGTCGAAATGAGTTGCCACTAGCTGTCAAAGAATATGTTGGGCTTTCGACGTTTTCTTGACCGTTGATCTGAGCGATACTGCGGGCCGCTAACGCCTGCAATCCAGTGGCAACCGCTGCACCTGCAACCAAAATCCCGGCTCTTGCAATGCCGGAAACTGGGCCAAATGCTCCGGCACTAGCAACGGTAGCAGCCAAAAGTGCCACGTTTGCGCCTATTTTCAATCCTGTGCGGCCTGAAAGCTCGGGGTAGATGAATACCGTATCATGGGGTCGAATCCATCTATCAAGGCTCAAATTTCGCGGAAATTCGCCATTAATAAACACACACAGGCGAGCCTCTTGAACTTTGGCAAAGTCAATCACCTCGGCAAGTGTTTTGCCGACGGTCGATGTGTACTTCTGGCCTTTGTAGATTATTTCCACTTGTAGATGCCCTCGACTTCTAATAGTCCGAACTTATTGAGCTTTTCAAAATCATGTTGGCATGAATACCCAAAAGAATCCATTGTATGCACGATATATTTACGATTCTGGAATATGTGCAATGTGCCAACGTGACAAAGCCTTCCACGGTGACGCATCAAAACGCAATCACCGTCGGTAGGGTCATCGGTTTTGGAAAGCAAAAAATCGGTCAAATGTCTCTTTAAAAAATCTGCGTAGTAGAATATACTTCCGGCCTTTCGAGGCTCGATATCAAACGTGCGGCCAAAGATTTCTTTTTGAACCTTAAAAGTAAGATCGACACAATCCATATCAGCGTATGGTATGCCAAGGTATTGTTTTGACCAGCTAGAATAATCCGGGCGCGTTGATTGGGCGGTATGTGGTTGGGTTTCCAATTTTGTTGATGATTTCGTCATAGCCAAGTCTCCCGGAAATAGTTTGTCTCGTAACCGTAATGGATTTGAGGTCATACAGATAATCAATTTCAATGGTGTCAGGATCAGCAATTTGAATTTTCATATGTCGCAATTTGGCATGTGGCGCACCCTGCAATTGTTCTAACCAGCGAGGTAACGCACGCGACACATTGTCAAGCGAAAGATTTGCCGTAGCAGATTGACTGCTTTGATCGTTGGAAATCGTGAGCGAAAAAGGATAAGGCACATATGTTTGCCCATTTGAGACAATTTCACGCAAGTGATCTGTAACTCGGATCACGCTTGTCGGAATATCTTTTGAATAAATCTCTAGCAAGTTGACAGGTTCTTCACCCACCAATCGAATCAGATTGGCCTTTAAGTTGTCTGTGAGTGGTCTAGTCATACATCTCCATCGTGAGCGAAAATCCCCAGTACGGAAATTCTTCACCTTGTGGCGTGAAAGTTTGATCGGCAGCAACCAGTCGCGCCTTCTTTTTTACAGCAGGGACATAGGAAGGGTCGAAAAATTCAAACCAGTCGGCACCGCTTTTGATTGTGTTGCGCCAAAATTCCCGAAACTCGACATAGTTTTCATCGCAAACAATGGCATTAAACGTCACCGTTTTGATTCCATTGCACGAAAGTGACCGTTGCTTCATAAGACCACGATCGAATTCACTTCTTAAAACGCTTGACTTGTAAGTCTCGGAATACCCTTCAGCCAGTATTTGAACATATGATGGAAATTGGTTCATCGTGACACCTTAAATGCACCTTGCATTTGTTTAGAAATTGGGCCGTTATCTCTCAAATCTTCAAGAACAACATTGATGACTGCGCCTCTAGGATCAGCGATTCTTGTGCTTTTCGCGCTTACTGGTTGACTAGAATTATTGATCACATTCACTTGAATATTTCCTGTACCCGCCGAAACCAAACCACCATCTGCGAAACGTGGAACGCCTGACAAATTGTTTCTCAAATTTTCAATATACCCACCCATGTTGAAGTTTGGCATGAAACCTTTGTTCAATGCGCTGAAGAAATCAACACCGAATTTTTTCACACTTGCCGCACGGATCACATATTCGCCATTGGAAAGGCGTGCTAAAATTGAATCGCTTGTACCTGTGCCGGGGCCACGGATATGACCACCATCAGCAGCTTGAACAAAACCACCTGTTGCCGCACCGCCAAGATTTGCACCCGGAAACAACCCAGCAAAAACCGAATTCAATGAGTTACGAAGTGCCGTGGAAAAAAGACTTTGCACGATTGTGCGGCCCAAATTCTTGAAAGCTTCGCCCGCTGTTTCTGCGCCTGTTGCCATGTTTTCAAAAAAGCTTGCGAATGAATTCGATAGAATTTGTTCTGTCTCATTAAGTTTTCCGAGTTCCTCTTGTTGTTTTTGATAAGCCTCTGCAATTCGATCTAATTCTTCCTCACGCTCACGGAATAATTTTGCATCAAGCGCACGTTTAGCTGAAGCAGCTTTCGCTGCATCTTCATTTGCTTTCTGTATTGCCTTTGCTTGTTCCCCGCCTAATTTTCCAGAATTTAATTCATCGATGTATCCTTCTGTAAATGATTGAGCTGATTTTTGACCAAAGAGCCTATTTTTCTCAGCAAGTTCGGTTTGTTGTTTAGAGATATTTTCATCAAGTGCCTGATTTAAGCTAGCGACATTTCCAGCGATCACATCACGAATCGCTGAAGCTCCTGATTTCAAAAGGCCAAGTCCGGGAATGAGAACAGAGAAAGCATCTGGAACACTCAGGATTGTATCTAGCAATTTTAAAAAGGCTTCATTGATAACAATGGCCGCTGAAAGCCCAGCGTTTTTGAATCCATTGAATTTTTCAGCAACGATCAATAAGCCTGCCGCAATAGCAACGATCACGCCTGCCGGACCGCCAATAACCAAAAGTGAAGATTGAAGAAGCTTGAAACCTGCAACCAGTGAAGGAAGCACAAGGACAACTGGGCCAATGGCAGCGGCGAGTATGGCAAAACCTGCGCCTATTGCTTGAATCGCCGGATCAAGTTTGCTGATTTCATCCAAAACCCTTGTCAGAATATCAATGGCAGGGGCAAGTATCTGAATGAATGCACGGCCTGCGCTTTCACGTAGTCTTTCAAATGCAAGAAAAAGCTTATCAAGTTTTCCTGTGTCGGTCGAAGCAAGTTTGGCAGCGAAGCCACCTGCTTGATCTTCAAGTCTTCGCAAAATAAGCTGTTGAGCCTCTGCACTTCGACCTACTTCGTCCAATCCTTCAATGATTTGACGTTCAACATCTGTGAATGCGACTGCACCGCTTCTGACAAGTTGTTGCAAGCCTTCTTTTGGATTCTGTAAAGCTTTGCCGACAAGTGTTGCTGAGGCTTCAAGAGACGTTCCAGTCTTCGCAGCAAAATCAATGACGGCCTGTTGCGCACGATCAAAAATATCCGAAGTTACATTTTGAAAATTCAAAAGCTGCGAAGTAACCGAGCCGAGAATGTCATCGTCATCAAACAAACTATTTTCAGAAAAAGCCTGTGCCTTCCCTGAAAGTTCATCAAAAGATTGACCAATACGATCACCATTTTTTTCAAATGAACTTGTGAATTTTGTAATTGCAACTTCTTGTTGTTTGAAAGCATCAATCGAAGCCTTTGCAAACAAAGCAATTGGGGCTGTCAGAGCAAGTGAAAGTTTTTTTCCTGTACTCTCAAGCTTCTGCGCATTCTTTTCAATCGAAGAAAAAAAACCAGTGACCTGCTTTTCAGCGGAGTCAAATGAATCGGTGATGGCTTCTATTACTAGCTTGAAATCTAAATCGGCCATTAACCACCTCTAAAAAACTTCTTTTGCTACAATCTTTATATTATCAATGCTTGCCTGTGATGTACCAATTGCGCTCGATGGTGCAAATCTGAAAGTATAATCATATGTACCTGGCAATCCTTCAACTCCTGTATCAAGACATTTAACTATTGAAGGTGGCACAATAAAAGGGCATGCTGCACCATTATCTACAGTCATGCCATACGAGCTATCAAATATTTTTGTTGCATCTCTGTAAATTTCAAGTTGAATAGAAAATGGATAGTATGAACCTGCACTTCCATCAGGGTCAGCGCGTATATATCCACTTGAAGAATCACAAGTCAGATATATTTCCACTGCATTGCCAAGAGTCGTTAGGGTAGCTGTCACGCCAGCATCTTGCGGTGTTGTAGTTGTTTCTGTTACCAAACCTGACTCCGCACTTACGGCAATTCCACGGACACCCGCAGGATTTCCTACCGGCCTCTGTGTTTTCTCACAAACTTCATTTGCAAATCCATTGCTGACATTGTGAGGGCCTGCACTTGGAATCGTAAAATTACCTAGAGCATCTACAAAAGCATTTACAAATTTTATAATCTTTCCACTGATACCGTCGGCAACAGCTATTTGCTCGTCGATAGAAACATTTGGCCCAATCACGTCACCAAGGAAAGATGATATAACCCCAGCTTTCCAAGAAAAATAGTTATCCAACGCTTCATCGTAAAATACAAATGGAACAAGAAGATTAATTTTATCCCATACAACAGTATGATTGTTCCAAACCCAAACTTGATTTACGTTCAAAACCATGAACGCATCACCATCAGCCGGAGTTAGCGGAAGCGTGCTAGAATCTGGCTCAACAGATTTAACCCACTTGGTCCCACGCCAGTCGATAATCTTCCAGTTTTTATCGACACCAGTTTTCCATGTATCATCATGAAGCTTCCAGTCTGTTTGAGTTTCATTTTTTAATGGATATTCGCCAGCCATATTTTCCCCTAGTTAAAATCTTCAGGACATTCCGACCATCCGAAAACATTCGCATTCACTTCATCAAGTGAGTTTGTAAGTGAGGCATAAATAGTTTGTGGAGTTTCGATAATAACTTCACCGAAAGTAACAGCAATTTCAGATTCAGTCGTACTTGTTCCTTGTGAATATAAATTCAAATCTGTAGCGGTTGGACCTAACGAACAATCAGCTCCAACGCTATCGCATACTGCCCATGTAAGTCGCAACTGAACTGAATGTGCTATAGTTGAAATTGGGAGCACATAAGGCGTCGCTGCAATCACTGTGATCGGTGTATTGTTGGTTCCATTGGCTTGAAATCTTCCATTCACAAACCGGAAAAGCTCAAACACACTTGACCCATTTGTGACCGTTGATCCAAGATAGGACCAATCAGGAAAACCAGTTGGGCCTGTGTTTGGATCATCCGCGCTTAAAACCAAGTCAAAAGTTGTTCCACTCAAAGGCGGTATTGCATAAACATAATAAGGTGTAGCAACGGCCAATGCGCCTACATCAAGGCCATTTCTTCCGAGTGTTGTTGCATCGATTGTGCGATCCGTTGTGTTGGTATAAAATTCATTTCCGATCTTGACTGTCTGAGGTGAAGTCAAAGAAGCTGGAACGATGATGTCAGTATCAACAGTTAGATCACGTTTGAAACTTGGACGACGAATTTTCAATGATCTTGTAGGGTTCGCCACCCATTCAGGAAATCCAAGAGATGAAACCTGTAAGATATCATATTGATTCCCAATGGCTAGACGTTGAAGTCCAGCGTTGTAAATCAACATATCACCATCGGTATTAAGCACAGTTACAAGTTGAACCGTGATAACTGTGGCAACCCATGAATAAAAATTTGCTGTGAATTCATCATAGAAAAGAAAATTCGCTGTTGGATTGATGGAAATAATATCCCATGTGGTCGTGTTTGCGTTCCAACGTCTAACCTCAAGGCCGCCAATCATGTAGGCATCACCGTTTGATGGTGTCAAAGGCAAATCAAGAACGGTAGCAATCATTTTCTTGACTGATTTTACTTTGTACCAGTCAATTGATTTCCAGTTTCCGTCGACTCCGGCTTTCCATCCGTCTTCGCCATCTGCCCAATCGGTTGTGGTAAAATTTCCAAGTGTATAGCTCATGATCTCCCCTTGGCGAAATTCTCTAATTCTTCACGACGTTTTTGCTTGTCGAATTCTCCGACAACTTTTTTAATGGCTTCACCATTGCCACTGGATGCGATGGCATTCATGGCAAAAGAAGATTTGGATCGTTCGCTATCCATCTTCATCGCTTTTTCATAAAATGTTCGCACCTGATACAATGTGTACCCCTTTACTTCGCTAAGTTTATGGCCTTTTTCGATGAGGTACTGGATGACTTCTGCCCAGTCCACTTTTGAACCATTTCCTTTATCAAAAAAAAACTGTCTTGGTTCACTTCCATAACCGCATCTGTGACCTTCAAAACTTGTGAAAGCTTTGCTTGATTGAGAACATCAGCCGGAATTCCTGAAGCCGTTGAAATAAATTTGACTCCGATATCTTTATGCTCGCTGATAATTTCAGGCCATGATTTCTTGCCTATGTCTTTCAAAACTGAAAAACAATCCATCAGGTCAGTCAATGTTGTGAAGCTGATTTCTTCTACAACATAGTCAGTAACTCCGACGGATACAATTTTTTTATTCTCACCAAGTATTTTTTTGATATCGGTCATGATATTTTCTCCACGGTCATGAATGGGCTTTGATTGTTCGATGCCAGTCTATCGCGTAATAGAAAACCATTCAAATTTAAGTCAGGAAAATCTTCATTCAAAACTTCAAATTGATTGGTTAACGCTGACAATCGAACCTTTCGGAATGTGTATATGTAGGTTTGATCCGAATCAGATACCACGTTTTTACCGATGATCGTCATCTTGAATAGCTTGGGTTGAACCAGAAATGCTTCAATTGATGAAATAGTCATAGCAAGTGAAGTGTAGGTAGCCTCAATATTCACAAAAGGTGGCAAACCTACAAGCATTGTAAAGCCAATGGATGTGACCGTATAGTCCACACCATCAACCAATACGGCCATTGTATCATCACGAACTAAAACCACTGTTGTTACATCAGCCGGATTGTTGAAACGAGTGAAAGAAGATTCCTGAAAACCTTCATTGCATGGAGCTGGATATACTTCCGAAGTCACGGCCCCTGCGGTTGTTGTCGTTTCCGCGCTTACTCCACGCAAAGCAAGGTTTAAATTCCTTTGCGATGCGCACTTGAGCGATACTTCAATGGTCGACCCTGTTAGGTCAGGATAGGCACAACTAGTCATGCCAAGTCCGTCTCGGCTGACTTTGACTAGTTCATTTTGCTGTAGATTAACTGTGACGGTAGCATTCCCGGCCATGACTCCCACATAGCTTTGGTCATTGCCACCGCCATAGTTATATCCATAGCAATCGCCATATCCTTCGTGACTTTTGTCATAGTCCAAGAGGTACAAATCCCCTCGGAGCATGTAACAGCAATCGCCATTCATAATTAAGCTGCCCTCAATACTCTCGCATATTCATTGTTGCAATCATCGAACAAGACTTCGCCTTCAAACTGCAATTGAATGTAATCGTCACCGATCCAATCAATTTGAGTTGCTGCACCAATCTTCACTTTCCAATACGTTGCATAGACTGCGCTTCCGTCTTCAGCATTGAAGCCGTCAAAATACAGGATGAAAGTTTTGTTCACGAATGTGAATGCACTAAATTGAGTTTGATCAATTCTTGTGTAATCAAATTCGATGTCACCTATAACAATTGTACCAGTTGGAATGATTTCAATTCCTGTTGCTGTACCTGTTGCGTTATTGTTTGGCGTGATCAGATTATAATCTGTTCCCAAAACGTAAGTTGTACCACCGCCCACGTTTGTGACCACAACCGTTGTCTTGTCTGCAATGAAATTGAAGTGAACTAGATCACTCAAAGAGTTTACAGCGTGCGTTTCGTTTGTAACCGCAGAAGTTGCAATCGATGTTGATTCACCTGCCAAGGCAAGCTCAAGGACATCATCTTTAAAGCAATTCACGGTCATATTCAGATTGATGCTGGAAATTAATTTGCTTTCGCAAGCATTCCCGGCAGCGCGTCTGAAATCTTTGATAGACTTTTCTTCAAATTCAGGCTGGACACTAAATACCGAAGCATTCCCCAAGTAAAAAGTAGGGTTTGTATTCGGGTTTGCAGTAGTTGGGCAAAAGTCAACTTGCTCTTGCAACGACAGTGGCCCTCTACCTATAAAACAACATTCCAATTCATTAGCCATAATATTTTCCTCCTTAAAAAATAAACCTTGTTTTGTACAACTGTTTCAAAACCAAAAAACCGTTTGATTCTTCCGGCTCTTGTAATTCAAGCAACACAAATGGATCGTACAATGCACCATTGATTGCACCATTAAAACCAGAAATTGCATTTCTGACAATTTCCTCCAATGCGGCAGCGTCTGGGTATGCCCCGGTGACTTGCCAGTCTGGAACTTGTTGATCGACTACAAAATGCTGTTGAGTGGATGAAGGATTTCGAGTTTGAACAGCGATGATCAATTCTGATTCAAAGTTGCCTTTACATCCTGTACGACGATCAGTTGAGGTGATAGGCGATGCCGAAAGTGGCTGAATGATGATGCCTGAATTCCAATCGCGTGAAAGTTTTTCAATTGTCCATTCTGAATAGACTAGAATATTATGCTGAAGGCCAGCAGCGACCACCCCGGCGTCAGCTCGCAAGTAATTGATTAAATCGTTCATGTATGGGATTCGAGTCATACACACCTCTTAAAGTAGCCGCATGAGCATGGTCCGCAGCAATAGCATTTTGTATCTTCCACATAACGAGTTTTTATTAAACGTGGAATTTCATTGCCGGCACTATCAAGCAAAATACCGCACTTACAAAGATCGGCCATTTCCTGTTTACAATCAAGATAAGCCTTTGTGACTTGTGAGTCATCGCGCTCTAGGCTTGAATATAGATGAAGTCGCGTGAAAACTTTAGCCCAATGTTCAATGGCTGGAATTGTATTTCCATCAATGTAGACTTGATAGATTGCCTTGGCATCAAAACAACAACCGAGCGCCGTCATGATTTCAGCTTCCGCGTCATCAATATTGGCATTCAAAACGGCAACATTCACCGCACCTGTTAGGGGCTGTGTGCGGTCAGTTAGCCTGATAATTTCAAGCTGACCGTATGTGTTTTCCATTTTGGTCTGGTTGATGAAAGTCGGCATTATTCACCTTCTGATTTTTCTTCTTCAGGTTGAACTTCTGCTTTCTTATTTTTCTTTTTTGTTTTTTTCTCGTCAGCCATTGGCTGCATGGTTTCTTGCAATTTGCCGTAATACGTTCCCCGCGCGATCGTGACTGGGAAAC